TGCGCCGTGTGAGCGCGGGGGAACCCCTGTGCGACATGCCCGATGCGCAACGCCGCGTGGTTCGGTCATTGAGCATCACAAAATCAGGCATCAAGATCGAGTGTGAGTCTAAATCCACTGCCCTGGACATGCTCATGCGGCATTTGGGCTGCTATAAGTTGCCCGAGACCGCGGGCGTGCCGGTGTCGCCGGTGGTGTGGGGCATTATGCCGCCTGGTCATCGGGAGCCCGAGTGAGCACGCCGCTGCAATTCCCGATCTACCAGCCGGAGCCGACCCCTGACCGGTTTCATAAGTCGACCGCGTTTGTCCGCGGCATCATGGGTCCGATTGGTAGCGGCAAATCGGTAGCATGCTGCATCGAGTTGATGTACCGGGCCTATCATCAGGCGGCGGGCCCGGACGGTGTGCGCCGGTCACGCTGGGCCGTTATACGCAATACCTACCCCGAACTTAAATCCACCACAATCAAGACATGGTTGGACTGGTGCCCCGCGCCTATGTCCACCATGAATTGGTCCGCGCCCATATCGTGCACGTACCGGGTTATCCGGCCTGATGACGGGACGATGGTCGAGGCGCAGATTTACTTTATTGCGCTCGACACCCCGAAGGACATCAAGAAATTACTCTCCCTGGAACTCACCGGAGCGTGGATCAATGAGGCCCGAGAAATCAATAAACAGGTCGTCGACACGGTCCAATCGCGGCTGGGCAGATATCCCGGCAAGCTGCATGGTGCGCCCATTACCTGGTCCGGGCTCTTCCTCGATACGAATCCGCCCGACGACGACCACTGGTGGTATCGTTATGCGGAGCGCGGCGAATGGCGCACCACTGGTCACGAGGGCGAAGACGTCGACCTCGATCGTGTGGAATACCAGCTCCGCGAAATGTTGGGTGAGGATGCAGAGACCCTGCGCCTCATCGAAGAGACTATGTCCGGCATGGAGGCCGGTCAGACCCGCGCGGAGAACAAGGGCGAATGGGAGTTTTTCCGGCAGCCTTCGGCCCTGATTGCCATGCCTGATGGTGGATTCCTACCGAATCCGATGGCCGAGAACATTGGGAACCAGCAATTGGGGCATTGGTATTGGTTGCGCCAGACCTCCGGCAAGGATCGTGAGTGGATACAGGTCTACATCCTGGGTGAGTACGGCAGTGTTTTCGATGGTCGGCCTGTGTATGACCGCGTTTGGCGCGCGGATTGGCACCTTGCGCCCGCCCCAATACCGATTCTGCCCATTCCGGTACACATTGGTATTGACTTCGGGTTGACGCCGGCCGTGTGCGCCTTCCAGGTGAGCGGGTCCGGGCAGATTCGCATGTTGCGCGAGTGGTGTTGCGAGGATGGCGGCCTCAAGCAATTCATTGACGAGGCCGTGTTGCCTGGGCTGCACAACGATTTTCCCGGGTTGCCGGTTGTGGGCGACGGGGACCCCGCCGGTGCGCAGCGGGCCCAGGCCGATTCCGATATCGACTGTTTCAAAATCCTCGAAGGCGCCGGCCTCAAGGTTATGCCGGCGCTCACAAACGCCTTCGCCGCGCGGCGTGAGTCTGTCATGCAGGCGCTCACGCGCACTGTGGGTGGGGGTGAGCCGGGCTTTTGGCTGGACCCCAGTTGCGACATGCTGCGAAAAGGCTTCAACGGGGGATACAAATACGACCGCGTTCAGGTGACCGGAGACGAGCGGTATCACGATGTGCCCTGTAAAAACCGGTTTTCGCACATTCATGATGCTTTGCAATACGGAATAATGGGGCTCAGGCGGGAGCGGCCGCCACAACCACAAATACCGCGTGCGCCCCAGGCCGCGCGGCGGGCATGGGGGAGTTTTGTGTGATGAAATTGACGAATGCGCTTCGAACCGAGTATATGCGGCTCTGGCAGACCTGCCAGGTTACGCGCCCGGCGGATGTGAATGCACAGTGTACCCGTCTTCTGAAGGGGATGAGCGCCTATACCGAGGTTGCCTCCGTGATTCTTTGCCCCTGGTACATGGTCGGCGTCGTACACATCCTGGAGACGGGCGGCCGATGGGATGCCCACCTGCACAATGGCGACCCGTTGCAGAAACGGACTACGCATGTACCCGCTGGCCAACCGATGGATGGTGATCCTCCGTTTACCTGGGTGTCGAGCGCTATTGACGCCCTGACCCTGAAGCGCTGGGACCGCGTAGGAGTCTGGCGCGAGCCTGAAATGCTCTATCAACTCGAAGCCTACAACGGCTGGGGTTACCGGGCCTATCACTCCGACGTGCTGAGTCCCTATCTCTGGGCCGGTAGCGACCACTACTCCCGTGGAAAATATGTAGCCGACGGCAAATGGTCCGCCAATGCGGTGAGTAAGCAAATTGGCGCGGCCGTGCTTCTGCGCCGTCTGGCGGAGCGTGGCGACATTGAAATACAGCATCCATCCACGCCCTGGCCCATGATTCACTATGGCCCGGGGAAACCGCGGCCACAGGTGGCGACCATGCAGGCGTGGCTCAATAGCCTGCCAGGGATTGCCTTGAAGGTCGACGGCCACGCTGGACCGCTTACGAGTCAGGCTGTCCATCAGGTTTTTGGCGAATACCTCGTGGGTGATCCACGAAGAACAGGAGCATGATTCACATGAAAAACAAGTTTGATGTAACGACATTACTCGGGAAGGGGCTGAAAGGCGCGGTGCTGGGTTTCATCCTCGGCCTCGCTTCAGCCATTGCGCAAGACCCGCCGGCCTCGCTCGATGACCTTTGGGCGAAGCTGGGCGGCTATATCACCGTGGCCCTGGGTATCGCTGTGGGTGGCGGCGCATTGGAGGGCGGCCGCAACGCCGTCAAGCACAAAGAAAAGTTCAAAAACGGCGTAACGACCCCCGGACAATTCCCGTTCATCTGGATTCTGTTGCCGCTATGCGCGGGCGCCATGGCTGGCCTGATGCTGAATAGTTGCGCGATGCTGCGCAACACCGTGCAGGTGGTCGCGGACATTGACCTCGCCAATGCCTCTGGTCAGATGGCCGTCCAGGCGTATCAACATAACGAGCCCGTGACCCCCTATGCCGCCGCTGATACCATGGAAAGGGAGGATGTACGGCGGCTGGCCTTCGTGGAGGGGGCTGGCGCCTTCGGTCATGGACTAATCGCAGCGCGCACGGCGGACCCGGAGGGCTCCTACGACGAATGGGCACGTAGTGCGCTCGATGTGGCCAGCTTCTGGGTCCAGGGCCGATACCCAAACATGGTGGGTGACTGGCTCGACCTCCTCTTCGAGTTCCGGCAGATGGCCACCACGGTGACCGCCTGGCTGCCCGAGGACCTGCGCGGACAGGTGCAGACCTATCTGGGTTGGCTCGACATGAAAAGCGGCGCCGGGACCCTGCCCGACCTGCCTACGGCGAAGATTAGGACGATAGCCGAAAAAAGCGGCCCGTGAGATTTTTCTTGACACGAATCTACCTGTGTGGTATCACATGCCCATAAGTTGAATCCCCGGCGGCGGCCCTGGACTGTACACCCAGGGTAATCGCGCAGAATTTCCAGGCACACAAGGCAGCCTTGACCTTGTGTGCCTTTTTTTGTGTCGCCGCCGGGGATAAACAGGAGTACTGCAGGGTGGGATTCTCTCCACATAGTCTGCTGTCGGTCCAAGGACCGCAAGACGATTTGCGCGATGCCGAGGAACGCGAGGCGCAGACCCGCGTTTCGCCGAATTTCCGTGTCACCGCCTTCGTGAAGCAGCGTTTCGAGCAGGCCCAACAACATCACAACAAGTACATCCTGCCCAAGCTCGAAAAATGCAAGCGTGCCCGCGAAGGGGAGTACGACCCCTCCAAACTCGCACTCATCCAGCAAATGAGCGGGAACACCCTCTACTTCAACTCGACCGACGAGAAATGCTTCGCGCTGGAGGCGTGGACCCACGACGTCCTCGCGCCAACCAACGACCGGCCATTTATGCTGGAGCCTACACCCATTCCCGATCTCCCCCCCGCGGCCACCGAAGAAATTCAGCGGCAGGTGGTGCAGGAAATCATGATGCAGGTGGAGTCCAGTGGGCAGCCTGCTGACCCACGCATGGTCTTCGAGCGTGCCGGTGAGCTGCACGAGGCGGCTGTCCGAGAGGCCAAAGCCGAGAGCGAAAAGCGCGCGGACAAGATGACCGAAATCATTGCGGACCAGATGGAAGAGGGGAACTTCCACGACGCGCTTGAGGCGTTCCTTAACGATTTGGCCACCTACCCCATTGCCATACTCGAGGGGCCGTGCATCGAGGTGGTCCAGCGCCAGGTCTGGGACGGCGAAGAAGTCAGTGTAGCGGACGAGGCCATCCCCGTCTGGCACGCGGTGAGCCCCTGGGATTGGTTCCCGGCGCCCAACGCCCGCAATGTGCAGAAGGCCCCCTACATCTGCAAAGTCGTGCGGTTGGCGCCCGCGGACCTGCAACGGCAAGGTGGCGCGCCCGGCTGGCACGCTGCCGAGTTGTCCGGCGTTCTTGAGCGGGTTTCCCTGGGCGATTATGGCGCCGATTTTCAACAGGTAGGCTTGCCTACGCGCGCCGACCTCGCCGAATGGGACCCCCAATACAACGAGGGTCAAGTCGTCGGGATCGCGTTCCATGGTTCC